ACATCCAGAAAGTAATATAGTTGACACTGATCATTCAGAGATTCCGCACGAACACAAGTGCGCACACATAATGGCCTTAGACGATGGCAATTATGCAGCACAGCCAAACAACAGAATAATATGGGATATACCATCTTTCACAGTGAAAGATAACATTCCTGATTGGAAGGTGCAGACATCTGAGTGGAACGTAGAAGATAGCAGAGCTTGGCGTACAGAAGATACAGACAAGTTCTTCTATGAAATAGAGGAAAAGAAAAATGATTGATAAATGTAAAAGAATTTGTTGCAAGATTTGGGACAAAATCAAATCTATATTTTGGAAAAAATAGTATGATGGGAGGCTGTAATGGATTACAGATTCACAGCTATATTAATAATTTTGATGTGTTTATTAGCTTTTTTTGTAAAGCCAGCAAAACACACGCCATTGAAATATGAGCTAAAAGATATTATAATCCCGCTGCCAAAACCAAAATTAAATGAGTAAAAAACCTTTAACAATATCTGAATCCGCCGCCGTGCAGATGCCTATGAAGACGGTTGCTAGTTTGATCGTAATCGTCGCCCTCGGCACCATGGGCTATTTCAATATGGTAGAGCGTCTTAACCAGCACAGCACAAGATTAGAGCTGATGGAGAAAGATCTAACAGAGAACACAGACTTTAGAATTAAATGGCCACGTGGACAATTAGGTTCATTGCCCGCTGATTCTGAGCAATTCATGATGATCGAAGATCTTTACAAGACTACCGACAAATTAAACGCACACATAGAAAACATGGCGTTGAACAAAGTAAACATAGAATTTTTAAGAAAACAAATGGATAAAGTTTTAGAAGATATAGAAAAATTAAAAGATGCTAATCGTGAGATTGGTTACAAGAATGGGAGTTATTCACAATGATAGGTTTATTTTTTATGGGTTCTATAATTTCAGTAGCTGTATTGTATGTATTAATAAATGTGAGAAAATATGATTGAAGCTGTTGTAGGATTACTTATGTTTGTAAACGGAGAAATTAAGGAAGCACGTTTGCAACCGTCGATGGCAGTTTGCTTACGCGGTAAGCGTGAAGCTGAGAGGACTTTTTCTGAATCAGTTACATATAAATGTTGGAAAGGTAAAGCAGAACTAGAAGATAATATCGATGGCTCAAAATCAATCAAGAAACTCATCATCGAATAAAGTTGCAAAATTTTTAAGAGATAGACGATACCGTCAGATTGTGATAAGAAATAAGAAAGTTTATGACAGGAAAAAAATTAGTAAAGATACATACAGAGATAGTTAATGGAATTTGTCCTGACTGTGAAGAGTATACAATGTTAGTTGGTATAACTAGAAGATTTTACAGATGCATGACATGTGGTTCAGACTTAGAACAATACGTAAATGGTAAGATAAGTTATATACCAAGACTATCAAAGAATACTTTACAATCTAAAATAGACGGATATTTCAATGGCGAAGAAAGCTAAAGGTTTATACGCAAAAGTGGCTCATGAGCCTGTATTTCACAAAACGTCGATTGGACGTAATCCTAGCCTATGTAAAATGAACAAATCCCGCCGGCGTTCGTATAAAAAATACCGGGGCCAGGGAAGATAAGGGTTGACAAATATCCCTTGATATCCTATATATAATACATGAAAGAAAAAATAATAACTATAAAACCTAAAGGCATATCACAAAAACAGTGGTCTACGTTGCTTTTAGAATTAAACATTATGAAACAACAATGGAGAGCTTACGGTGTTAGT